ACACGCATCTTAGGTGCAAGCTTACCAGATAGTGACCAGTTGTCACGATCAGAAGTCTTACGAAGTTCATTAACGAAATCTACAACAGGGTCTTGCTCACCGAAGTTTGAGAGAGCAATCATCGGATACTTTCCGATGCCATAGTGGAAGTACAATTCACTGAAAGGATAGTCAGGGTTGTACATTGAAGGAACTACACGAATCTGATGCTTACCTACGCTAGGCTTCCAAAAGACTGCCTCGTAGTCGATCTTCTCGCGTTCCGGTCGATTACTTGACATTGCGTCAAGCTTCTGCTTAATTGCGGATAAATCCATAATAAAACTAATTTAAGATAACTGATTAAAAAAATATGTTTTCGTATACAATATACGAACTTGTTCTCTAAGATACAACTTAAAGTTCAATAATTTTATGAAGGCGGGTGTTGATACGCTTAAGTTCTGTACCGCGAGTGAGTAGTATACAGTTACGATAGTCATTCCAATCTACTCTATAGTTAGGGTCAGCATGACCTCCGTTTAACTCTTTGATGAGAGTGTTAAGAGCGTTAATTGTGTAAAGCGTATTAGATTCTTTCTTGCGATGTACAAGAATAGTGTTATCCAGGAAGTTGGCTACATTACCAAAGTCCACGTTATAAGTACATACGTACTCATCATTGCTTTTAGCATGAAGAACAAAGATCTTATTGTACATAATATCGTACTTACCTTTGATCGTCTCTACTAAATTGTCTATATTATCTTCTGTCGTAAAAGTACAGAATAGTTTATTACTCATATCGTCATTCCAAATTGTGGTATCTGTGACGAAGTCATAACCAAATATTGGCATTGTATCAACTTCCATTATAAATAGAATTTACTAGTCTAAAACTAAATTATTACTGTATTTGAATTTAACAGGGTATCTCCCTTGTGTTTCTAAGATTTTCTTTAAGTCTTCTAAGGTTTCTTTACCATCCTCAAGGTAGAAATCAAATAGGATAGCATCATAAGTATATAACGTAACCTTTGTTTTCTTAGCTCTTAGATAGCTCAGCACTTCTTTTAATATAAGAACGTTTCTTGAGGTCTCCAACGATTGAATCACATAATTGAATAATTTTTGCGGATTCATATCTTTTAACGTAGAGTAGAAGGGCTTTTGTGAGATAGGAGCATAGACTACACCATTCTCTACGTACTCCTTCCATAATTTATTAATATACTCAGCTACCTTATCAAAGAATTCAATATGACGATACTTATCCGGCACTCCTCCGTACATAATCTGGAAAGTAGTCTGTTTGGACTGTTTATACTCCTCTTCAGTTAAGGTTTCTTTGTCAAAGTACATCCTTCCTAGCTGAGTATGTACACTTTCAGGTGTAAACTCGTAGCCGACTACCTCTCCAATGAGTCTTATATGGTAGCCATCAAAGTCAAACTCTACAAACTTGTCTCCTTTTGGGATGAAGCACTTTCGGTACTCCTCCTTCTTGGGGATTGCAGCATAGTTGACAGAATTAAAGGCAGAAGTAGGACGAGAAGTGGGATTATAGAGATTGTAATTAGTATAAGCAATATTATTCGCAATACTAAAGCGAGGATTTGCAGGGGTAAACTTCTCCAGAAACTGTTCATACGTTACTCTTATACCTGATTGTTCAGATAAATAGAAGACTCCCATGGCTAGGTTGTTGTAGAACTTCCAGGCCGGCAAGTCTAGTATATATTTACTATCCTCTATAACATCTAACAGGCTTCTATAGTTTCTCTCGCACTTCTCAAAAAGTTTAGGTAGAGGGATAATAGAATTAAGATCTTCTTTATCCTGTAGTCTATTATAAAACCACTGTATGGTCTGAGGAGGGTCTGGAAGCTGTAAGCTTTCATACTCTCTCATAGAGTACATTAGGTTGATATCATTGATATTACCGTGAGAGAAATGATATAAGAACGTCTTCTTGTTAAACGTATACAGTGTATCAAAGCAATTTAGGATGCTCTGTATGCGATCTTTAGTTACATTAAGTCCTTCGGTGTGATTTACTGGAATAATGTATCCCTCATGGTAGCCGATAGGGCGTATATAAGCAGCCACAGTCCCAGTAAGTAGACTATGATAACGGTCATTCCCCGAAATAATCTCAACGTACGCTTCATTTCGTCCTAATGCACATAAATAATTTAGCTGTTCGTCGCTTTCAACGATATAAAACATAACTCATTAATATAACCTTTCATAATATACGAACTTATTTTCATTTTACAAACTGAGCAGGATCTTTTAAGTAAGAGCTAATACCTGGGAGTCTTTTTTCTGCTAACTGCATAACTGTACGGTTACTTCCTATATTGCGTAAGCTCCAACTTAAAGCTAACAGTTCATATTTAGGGTAGTAGTACTTGATTTCTTTTTTACTAATTGATTCGTAGACGTCTTTACGAACTTCTAAGATTCTTCCAATAGTTTTATCTCTAAGAAAGTATCTTAGTAATTCTCCCTTAGTGTAGTTTTCTTGTGAAGGCACAGGGTAGTATATATTTACAGGTTCTGTAACGCGTAGTTTAAGAGCTTCTACATCTTGTCTTATAATATCGTACTGTTCAGGTGTAATCAGTACTGGGGGCTGTTCAGAGACGGTTTCATTAAAGACTAACTTCTGGGCTCCTTTCTGTAACGGGGAAGTACCTGTGTATATTTCTCCACTAAATGTTTCAAAATAAGGACCGGTATAAGGTTCTCTTGTACTCTCAATCAGCAGACTATTTCCTGCTGTCTGTAGACCTGTTTTATATTTGCTTTTGGGTAAATACATGTTAAGCGAATTGTTCAGCAGCAAGAGTATACGTCGGTTTGAAATTCTCTAATACATATGCATCATATTCTGCCTGAGATGGGTACTTATCTTTTAATCCTTGGTAATTATTTCTCCAGTGTGCTCGAGCTCCGAATCCATTCCATTTTTCGTACCAAACTTTAGCACATTCTTCAGCATTAGTAGCTCTATCGAATCCTTTGTCTGTAAAATCTTTAACTTTTTGCGCCATAAATTTCTCAAGTGATACAAAACTTACAAAAGCTTTTTTTAGACCTGTACCGCCTTCTGTTGCATAAGTAAATCCATTAGATATATTCTCACCAAAAGTTGTAAAACTCCAACCACCACTGGTTATATCGTAGCCGCCAAAGTTGTAGTTAAATCCTTTTATAGTTTTATTACTACCGCCTTGTTCTCTAATCATTACCGCTAGAACTGCTTTTCGAAGATTCACGTTAGTGGTTGCAGCTTTGACTGCTGTTACCGCTTGAGCATATGTAATAGTTGTTTGCTTAAATTCCTGTTCTTTTCCTTCCCAGCCTTTATCTAAGTTCTTACGCGGGTCAACATCACCTACTGGAGGAGGGGATAAAGATTGCTCTGCATCTTTGATAATTGGAGCACCTGCTCTACCTTTGTCATTAGTGTTGTAGATCTGAGCTTTTACTGTGGTTGTCCATCCACCTGTTGAAACAGCTTGCTGTATACCTGTAACAATAAATCCGATTCCGTTCTTAGAATTAGCTTTGTAACTATCTGGTATAATACTGTCAAGTATCTTAAAGCTTTCCATTACATTAAATCCGCTTATACCGTCTACAGTTATGCTGAGTTCGTAAGGTATAATAAATCCAAAGTCTTGTCCTCCTTGAATCTGCTCTACTAACTGTCTTTGGCAGAAAGTAGCATACTGTGGTATTACAGACTCAACTGCTCTCCTGTAGTAGTAGCTTGCAGTACCTCCTTCAGGGTAGGTAGCTCGTAAATAATCAAATACGTCTGCGTAATCTTTTAGTTTAGCTTCTTTATCTGCTTTAGCTGTTGCTGCTTCGGCAGCGACAATCTGTCTACGAGTAACATCGTCTACCTTTTGCTCAATAAACCTATCTTTTAAGTTCTTATTAAAGTATTTCCAAGCGGTTCCTTCTATTCCATTAGATTCAGGATTAGCTTGAGCGGCGATTGCTAATTGAGCTCCGATTGCTGGGCTGAGTTTGCTTGTTAGGTTTAGGTTTCTAACAAAGCTATTCTTACCAAATATACTAAACGTTGCGTACTCATTTTTAAAAGCATCGGGATCTAAAATTTCTCTATCAACAACGTGGAAGGTATTGTCCAGTTCAAAGTATTGAAGTTCGAAACTGTTAAAGTTACCAATAGCTATTACAATATCCTTAAGTATAGTGTCTATTAAATCATATAAACGTACTTGACCGCTACTATAAAAACTTTCTACTACGTCTCCAATGTAATCGATTTCAACAAATATACTTAGTATATCTACAGCACCCTGTTCTGGTGGGAGTAGGCATTTACTTGTATCCACGGAGTAGTGGAAGGCTTTTAGGGTTTTAATAAAATGCGTTACGCTCTTTTTGGTATGAAACTTAAAGAGCTCTTCTCCTTTTGCTCCATCTCTTGGTAAAAGAGTGTTTAAAGTATCTAGTAAGAACCCTAACTGTATGTAACTATAGTAGATTAGCTCTGTAGAGTCAGTTCCTTCTCCGGTTTTAATTGTAACGGATTTAGACCGTAAAGTTCTATACTCACTAGGTACTTTGTAGTACTTCATGTCGGCATCTTGCAAAGTATGTACTCCGTTACGTTTTACTTCACTTGCGGGCCTATCTTGAGATATTTTGTATTTTGCCTGGTGTAGTATGTAGTGTATACGTGACTGTAGAGGTTCTTTATCCGTAGCTATAATTTCAAAAATGTCGACCGGTTCCTGTTCTGGTACTTTATCTTCTGGTTTTTCTTGGGTCTCGCTTGCACTTGCTCCTACGTCTACGGTAAACTCAAAATCAATAGGTGTAAGAGTGTATACATACTCATGTACAGCTGCCTGATACTCTACGTCTCCTAGTTTCATCCTCCTTAGAGTCTCTATCTGGTTTGCTTGGAGTTTAAGTTGAAAGTTTCCCCCTGATGTTTCTGCAAATAACATCGCTGACTCTATTGGTAGACGGTAGTAAGTTTCTGATGCTAGTCTAAGTTTATTACTTACAGCGGTACCTCCACGTAACGATATAGGCTGTATTCCTCCTTTTCCGTTATCCTGTTTTGCTTGGGATAGTGCGCCGGTATGATCTACTATAATTAGTTCATCATTTTTTACGTTATAGTAGATCGGAGGGGTTATAATTCTAATAGTAGGTGCTGGTGAATTTTTTACTCCAATCAGTCGGAAAGATTTTTCATCACTGTACCACACATTTCCGGTCTTTGTGAAGTTACCAGGGGATGCTTCAGTCACACCAGATATTTGATCGTATGCTGCTTTATATCCGTAGAGTTTTATACCGCGAGTTTGACTTGCTAGTTTGTTATCTAGAAGGTATTGTTTAAACCCGGCAAGTTCTGTAAGGTACTCTTCTACCAGTTTAGCTAGTTGAAGATCTGATTCAGTTGTAGGTTTATCGGGGTTAATTACTTCAGTTACAGTACCGCCTTCATTTTCAATCTCTTGCTCCTCTCTTAACTTTGTAATGATATTACTACGTTCAATTTCTGCAGCAAATTTACTATACGCTTGTATTTCACTGTTAGTAACCGCTACGTTAATGTTGAGAGATTCAAGCGTAGATCCAATAGAAACAATATCTACACTACAGGCATACGTACCGTCTTGCTGTATACTCCAGCTAAAGTTCTTAATCAGCCCGTACATCCCATCGTAGTTGTAATTATACTCTTTACGTAGGGCGTCAATCTTACCGTATAGTTCTGTTTTAGTCTTAGGGCTACCTTCTCCTTTAAAGAAATCAATAAGGGTTGGAATATCTTTTACTTTATATGCAGATGTTTTAGCATCTAAGTACTTAGAATGTCCCCATTCCAGTAGTGCGGAGTAGCCCGGACGCATAAATAACTGCTCATAGATATTAAGCTGCTCAACTGAATGTATAATAAACTGAACTGTAGCTGTTCTTAAACTACCGTACCTGTTGTGGGTATTTAGGTTCATTGAAGTGATACCTGGTTTAGGTCTAATTCCTAAACTTGTGTCCTGATATCCAGCTACTTCGCTTGAACCTGCTAAATTGATTCCGTTAGTAAGTATATTAAGCCTTGCTAACTCATCAGAGCTACCTACATTAATTGCTGAGGTTAGTTTTATCCACGGCATTTTTTGCAGAAAAAAGCTATAGTCGCCTTCGACAACTCTATCAGAATTGCCGAGAATCTTTTGGCGAGCTTCTACCTGCTTTACTAATAAGCTATCAATAGGTTTACCTAAAACAAAACTCATCTGTTAGCGTTTTCGTTATCTATTGCTGTTAATACTCTGGATAGCGGCATTGGAATTCTTATCTGGTACCCTGGTTCAATGAATAAAGTATCTCTACGCACGGTAGGATTAGCAGCTGCAATAATATACCATAGAGAGGAATCTCTATAAAATTGATTAGCTAAAATATCAAAACGGTCTCCTACTGTTGTAATTACATAGTAGTCTTCTGGTGATGCTTCTACATCCTTATACACGGTAGTTCCTCTTAGAGGTTGTCCTTCACGTATAACAGTGCTTATTTTATCGTACCTGCTCATTAATATTATTATTTAAAGGCCGGTAAGCCGTTTGCAATAAAAGGTAATTCAAAATCTGTACTATCTCCTGTGAATCTTTGAGGTAGCTTATAATGAATAATATTCATAGAAATCTGCAATTTAATAACTTGAGGTAGTAGTACAGGTACATCATCTTTCTCATTACTTGACCACGGTACATCTACTTCCACAGTGTCTGCAATGCTTGTAATAACTCCATACTGGGATAGATAATCTCCTATTCTAATAGCTGTAACAGTACCTTGTGGTAGGTTGTCAACGTATTTAGGGTATGTATGTGATATTAACGAATTCACTTTTTGATATGCAGCGTGTTGTTCAGCTTCACTAAAGATAGGAACTGTTAACCCAAAAGACAACGTTCTGCCGGTATTTGTGTAAGTATAGAGAGGTTCTCCTCTACCTACATACTGTACAGTAGTCCAGCTAGGATTAAAACTATTTGAAATTCCTTGTATAAAACCTCTAAAAAGTAATGTTGAATTAGTTTCACCTACTATTCGAAAGACAACCGGCAGTGACTCTTTCTTAAGTAGTTCTTGTACATTACTACTGATTCCAACGGTACCTATTTCATCAGAAGTACCTGCTCCTGCGAATCCTTGCTCATCCCAGGTTTGAGCTCCTTTCATTCGTTTATTATTCTTACTAATAAACACCTTACCGGAGTACTTAGCCTCTGAAGCAGCATTAGTAGAATTAATATAGGTAACGTATTCTCTTCTTAGTAAAGCTGCTACTTCGTTTGCCGCAAAATGGGTGCCGGTTCCTGAGACTGGTACCTGAGCTAAGATAGCTGCTAAAGCTGAAGCGTATCCAACTGCTCCATTTTGAGCTGACTTTAGTAGATCTTGCCTACCTTGTCCAGTAGCAAAAGATGCTTTATTTAAAGTATCTGCTGTTTCAGAAGCTCTTAAGATAGTCTGATTGATTGCAAAGTTAGCTCCGGTAGTAGTTAACGGATTAAGAATTTTAGCAATTCTAATCGTATCATCTCTACGAGCTCTAGTCTGTAGAGTTAGGTTATCTTTAAAATCTCGAATTAGTGGCATTAGATTGCGTAGTTATTTCCTGAGGCTAATCCTAACCCCACCTGGTTACTGTCCATATAAATTCTAGCTTCTTTTTCTGCTAACTTACGTAGAGCATCTTCTTGTTTTTTGTTTTGCTCTTCTTCTCTTCTCTTACGCTCTTCTTCTCTTTGTTCAGCGCCTCTTTCAGATGCCTCTAATGCTCCAGAAAGCAATCCGATTGCTCCTCCAACAATAGCACCTGCTGCTGTACCAATACCCGGTACGATAGATCCTATAGCAGCTCCGTATAATGCTCCTTGACCAGCTCCTGATACTACATCTGTAGTTTTTGCAGCTGCTATGTTACCTTCCTCTTCAAATTCGTCGGCAAAGTAATTACCTCCCATTTGAACTAAAGCTCCTCCGAGAGCAAAACCGCCTGCTCTCATCATATTACCTTTACTGAGGTTGAGCATCTTACCTGCAGAACCAGGCGTTCCGCCTCCGGCTCCTCCTAATCCAACTTCTTTAGTGAACATTGGGGTTAACGGAGTTGCACCTTTAAGTCCTCCTAAGAGTGACTTACCTAGAGCAACTACAGCCATTCCAGTACCTCCCATACCCATCACAAACTTAGTAATAGGGCTAGAAGCTAGACTTGAGATGAAGTCAGCAATCTTGTCTATAGTACCACTTTCGTCTAATTCAGCAAAGAAGTCTGCAAATGCTCCTTGAAGTTTAATTACAACATCTTCAAACTTTTTAGTTGCATCAGCTTGCTCCTGTACCTGTCTTAATGCTTCACCTATCGATAATTCTTCATTACGAGCTTTAGCAGCATCTACTAATGCTTGAGCATTTTGTAACTGTTCGTCAGAAGCTGCTTTAGCTCTATCTCCTAACTTATTAATCATGTCCTGCCTTAAAAGGACTGTACCCATTTGATCAGCAGTCATACCTAAAGCTTTCGCAATAGATTCACGCTGGATAACGGACATGTTTTGGAAGTCGTTTAGTGTACCTACCTCACGGTTAAGTTCTCTCATTAGAGTTACATCGTCACCTCTTAGCGATGCTAAACGAGCTTGTTCTAAATTAAGATCTTTACCAGTTAGTACTTCTGCTTCTAGTTCATCTGAGATAGATTGTTCGAAGTTAAGAAGTTGATTTGCAGTGTTTCTTATTTGCTCGAAAGACATTCCTAGCTTTTCAGCCATTACAATGCCTTCTGCTAAAGCTTTTGGACTATTCCTGAAGTTGAGTAATGTTGTAGTAGAGAGACCTTTAATCTTCTCCATTATTTGACTCAACGGCATATGGACTTTTAGGTTCTGTCCTGCCTCATTAGCAGCAGACGCCAGACTTGAAGCATATTCACTAGAACTTACTCCTAAGTTCATAGAAAGCTGCTCTACTTTTGCAGCAGCTTCTGCTGATGCTCCTAAGTATTCTGTATTTCTTATGAAGTTTTTAGTTGCATCGCCACTAAACTCTACCGATACTCCGAGAGACTTATTAAGTTCTCCATTAGCTTTTACTAACTTAATAGTAGCGATTCTAGCGTCTTCAGAATTTTCTGCTACTTCTCTAAAGCGGTTAGCCATTTCTCGGCCACCTTGCATCCCAATACCGAGCTGCTTATTAAAGTCCCCAGCTACTGTACTAGCAGTAAATAGAGACTTAATTATAGCTGCGGGACCTATGAGTTTTGCAAACTCTCCTGCTGCTACTGCAGCACCTTTGAGATTTGCTTGTAACTTACTAGCTCCGTTCTCAGCTGCGTCTTTTGCAGAGGCTGCTGCTTTTTCAAATGGTGCGCTTAACGTTCGACCGAGTACGGGTATTGAACCTAATGCATCTGCAAGTTTTTGAAATCCTTTGCCTGCTTCTACTACTTTTTTAGATTGATCAGCAACTGCTTCCATTCCTTTAGCTGATGCTTTGACTGTTTGTTCAAAATCAAGAAGAGTCTCTAAGGTCTTCATTATAGCCTTAGTTTCGTCTTCAGTAGCAGTTTTTACTTTTTCTAAAAGAATGATTCTTTGAACTTCAGTCTTAAGGAGAGCTTTTTTAATTTTATTGTTAGATTCGATTATTTTTTCATAATCTCTTTCACTCTCAATATTTTTATTTAGCTCATCAGCAATACTCTGGTATGCCTTCTTAGTCTCGGTAATATTACGACGGGCACGAGTACTTATACCGTCTGTGGCTTGCGCCAAACCGGCAAGCTGCTTAGACATACTTGCAATCTGTGAAGCGGTTTGTTCTGCTTCAACAGCCATTTGTTTTGCGTCTAAGTTTCCTAAAGGTATTCTTTGTGGATCGTCGGCCATACGTAGTTACAATATATTATAAATAGGAAAGCCTCTATTTTGTAGAGGCCTTCGTAGTATAAGTTGGTTTAGGTATTGGAGGACGTACTAGACTACTGTTTTGAGGGGTTGCTTGCTGGATACCTTGGGCTTTTCTTTGAGCTTCTTCCTGGGCTTCTCTCTGCTTATCGTAGTATTCTTTAATGGATTGTGCAGTAAACTTTCTTAACCATATAGGCATATTGTAAACTGTCTGCCAATCGTATCCTCCGTTACCATGAAATACTATTTCATGTACCTGATTAAATACTTGGGTTCTATACTCACGCGTCAGGCCAAAAAAAGCTAATAGTTATAGGGAGAGCGACCTCCTCTTCGCTCCCATCTGAATTAGTGTAAGTAAACTTAAGATCTAGGTCTGGTGCAGTATTAGAGTAAGCTTCTCTGATCGCTCTAGCATCTTTGGCAAGTAAGAACTGATCTACAAATTTTCTAATGTCACCTAACTCTCTACTACCGTTAACAGAAGTTACCATATACTTTAGACGAGTGGTTACTTCAGCAATGTTTTCTTTATTAATCTTCTGTAGACCTTTAATCTCTTTTTCAATATCTACTTCGTCTTTATGTGTTAAGAGTCTATAGGTAATTTCATATTTAGAGACCGGTAGTATTAAGCTAAATTCGTTTTGACCTCTAACGTACTCAATATCAGTCTTTTTAGGCTCCATTAACGAAAGATCTACTGTAATCTCTTCGCTGTTGTAATTCACCGGGTAGTCTTTACCGTAGGATAAAATTCTAGCTGCTATCATAATAGCATTTTTATCACCTATAAGTAGGTCACCGTAGTCAAATTTAGTAATAAGTAAAGATTGAAGTAACTTATCAATTACAACACCGCTCTTAATATAATTTTGGTTTGTTAAGATATCTTCTTCTTTAGCAGTCATGTACTTCATTTCAACTGTACCGCTTGCTAGTGGGTGACCTTCTGGGTAGAGTAGTCCTTTAGAAGGTAATTCGATAGTCTCTGTTGGTAGATTAAATTCCATAAACTATTAGTTATAACGTTTATATATAAATATATGAAAATAAAAAACCCGGCCATAAAGACCGGGCTTCTTTTGTTGACAAGGCGGGGGTATATTAGAAGTTCAGTACGCAGTAGTCCATCGCAATTGTTAATTCAACTGAGATAGCTTCGTCTGTAGACCAGTTGTACTGTCCAAAGTTAGAAGACTGTACGAATGCACCTTTGATGACCCATTCACCAATAATATCACCTACAGGACCTAACATGTTAAGAGTTATAATCTTCTTGTAGAAGTCTGCGTATCCAGCACGACCAGTTACTGATTCGTATCCTAAACGAGCCCACTCCATAACAGCCTGTGCACCAGAAGGAGTAATCGGATCGTAAAGGCTAAGAGTCATATTCTGCCACTCTCTCTTACCGCGGAGCTTTCTATAAGTGTTGATATGATCAAGCTTGATAACACCGTCAGTGAAGGAAGGTGAAGTTACGCTCTTAACCATATATGATGGAATTCCATCGATGTACATGATAAATCTGTTCGTTACCTTCGGTTCGAAGGCTGTGAACATGATTTCGTTTGGATCTAGTACTGGCATGTTACTTCTTTTTTTACTTTATTATAAATAGTTACGCTCCAAATGTTGCACCTGTAGGTTGTACTACGAAGTCGAGTACGATAAATTCTGCAGTTTTAGCTGGCTGGATAAAAATCTGACCTACTAACTGGTTTCTATCGATAACGTCAGCAGTGTTGTTGGTGTCATCCATTACAACTCTGTAAGCGTAAAGTCCTTGTCTTTGAACTACTGTCTCCAAGTATGGGTTAACAGCAGCTAAGAATCTATTTCTAGTTGCGATTGTATTTTGCTCGAATACTAGGTTGTTAGCTTGATCGCCGATGAAGTTCTTAAGGTTGATAAGAAGTCTTCTAACGTTTACACGATCAAGAGCAGAAGCTTTAGTCTGTAAGGTCTTCTGACCGTAAGCAACTACGCCTGAACCTGGGAAGGTAGCAAGTGGGTTAACTTTTCCTAAGTATAGTGTATCTCTATCAGATTGAGAAAGCTTTCTTTCTGCCATTACTACTGAAGGAATACCGCCTCTGATGAGACCAGCAGGAGCAAACCATTCAGCACCAACGTTATCAGTGAAGGCGTAAACACCTCCCATTACTGTAGAAGCTGGAGCCCATACGTTTCTTCCTAGTTCTCCGCTAACAAGCTTAACCCAAGGCCAGTAAGCAGCTGCATAAGAGCTGTTCATACCAGCAGCAACACCTGTTACCTGTCCTACTGTACTTCCGTACTGGCGTAGGTCAGCTACATAAACTGCATCTCCTCTAGTCTCTACCATGCTAGTTAAAGCAGTTACAGCAGAAGAATGTTGGTTTTTGTTAATACCTGGTGTTAGTAATACGTTGAATCTGTATTCGTCTCTGTTAGCAAGGATTGTTGCAACGCTTACTCCTTTGTTATCTACGTTAGTATAAGCAGTAGCAGCAACACCTTGAGTGTCTGTACCGTTTACATTTTCAAAGAAGTTAGCAGTAGTGCCAGCTTGGAATAAAGTACCTGTACCTTCTAAGAATGTACCGTGGTAAGAACCAGAGCCAACTGAGAAGTTATCAAAGGAGCTAGAGTAAGCAGGCTTAGCAGCACCTGTGTTATCTAAGTAGTCAGGAGTTTTGAAAGCTACACTAGATACGTAAACGTATTTAGAAGCATTAGGATAATCACCATTAACAGTTACTACTCCGTCAGTACCTAGTACCTTATATTGGTCACCAATTCTCTTGGCAATGTAATTGTCTGATTTTGGATCAAGAGATAAGTTAGAGTATGTCTCTAAGATAACTTTACTTCTCTCGTTATCGTCACCCCTTCTAATGACAAGTGAGATAGTACCTTGACTAGAATCTACATTAGTTACTTCCCATCTAACGTTATCTGCAGAGCCACTTAGTAGAGCATTGTCGGCTAAGTTCTCAGCAGCAGAACCGCTGTTATTCATGATCTCACCTTCAGCAAGAGTTTTTAAAGTAAACCATGCAGTAGATCCGCTGTATACCGTAGCAGAAGCACCGTCAAATGCTTGCTCAGATACTCTGGTTACTAATAAAGAACTGCCGCCTTGCTCGAAATACTTCTCAGCTGCTAAGGTTGTAAAGTGTGTATAGTAGTCACTACCTGATTTGAATGCACCACCAAATACGTTTACGTATTCGCCGTATGAACGAACTACAGTTGGAATACCAACAGGACCTTTAGCTGCAGGTCCTACAAGAGCTGTAGAGATCTCGCCGGCGGCTGGTGTGATGAAAGATAGGTCATTCTCTCTTGAGAATACACCTGGTGATAAAATTCTTTCTGCCATCTTTATGAAGGGTTAATTATTCTTTATATAAATATGTTAGTGAAGTGCAAACCATTAATAGTATCCAGTAGTAGTAGAATAGCTCCCAGTTACTCCTAAAGTAACATTAACATTTGCTAATGTACCTGGGTCTTCAATTGCGCCAGCTCCATCAAAAGTATAAGCTCTAACCTGAGGTATGATAGATCCTGCAGTTATTTTACTGTCCCCTAAGTCATTGTATTGTACGGATGTTAGTCGAGTATTACCTTTGATCATTGCAAATGCAATAGATCCTGAGAAGTTAGATCCGGCTGTATAAGGAGTACCTCCGATATAAAGCTGGTCTGCTAAAGGAAGATCGTGTGAGGTTACTATACCGTTACCTTTAGGAATTAGGTTATATGCTCTATTTCCAACTCTAGCATAGAAGCTTGTCCATGCTAAAGGCATATTTGGTGCGTTAACGGACTGTGGGTTTCTACCAATTTCAATTAATGTATACCCGTTATCTTGGTTTCCCCATACGTTAGCAGGAATAGTAGCGTAAAATCTTGAATACTTACCTGCATTTGTGCCTCTAATCTCTAAGTTATATCCGTTTAATGTTACTTCCAGAGAATGACTAGCAAAAGAGCCTGTATAAGCATGTAATAGGTATTGCTTCTCTCTAGTAGGTACTGCATCAGGCTTAATCATAAATACAAATGATAAAGAACCTGATGTTACTCCGTTAAGATCGATATCACCAATAGAAGAAGTAAAGTAGGTGTTTCCGCCAAATACACCTGCTGATGTTCTGTATACCTTCTCAGTAGTAGGGGCTTGAACCGGCTGTGCTACAGGAGCAGCTAGAGCTACTGGTGCTGGTCTGCCAGCAAACTGGGAGGTGTTCGGTACAAGTCCAGCAGCACGGTTATACGTGGTAGCTTGGCTAGCTCTATCTTGCAAGTTCGAATACTGTAGTCTGTATTGCTGAGCTTGAATAGTAGTAGGCTGGAGTTGAGATTTTTTATTTTCTAATGCCATATCCGGGAATGTTTTTTATAAATAGAAAAAGAGGGCCGAAACCCTCTTAATCATCCCCCTGGAGTGCGTAAAGCTTATTCTGCAGCTGGTTCTTCAGCTGGAGCTTCTGGTTGTGGTGCAGGAACGAACTCTCCTGATTGAAGGTCTACAGTTCCGTCACCGTACTTTTCAGAAAGCTCTTTACCGAAAGCGTTTTCTTCTTCACGAAGCTCGGTTAAGAACTTCTCAGCATTAGTACGTCTACGCTCGATGTTCATTTTGATTAATTCGATCTCGCCGAATTCTGCAACGATTGCGCGATTCTTGTCTTGAAGTTCAGCAATCTGCTGAAGCTCTTCTTGAGTTAATTTCTGGTTTTCCATGTAACAAATTTAATTTAACCGGTTAGTTATATATAAATATATGAATAAAATCTTTCTTAGGCAACTTTAATTATCCTGCGAGCATTACACTGAATTTATTCCCGGACGTTGTGGTAAATTCTGCTCTCTGTTCTTCTTGTAATACTACAATAGATGCAAGATTACCCAGCGCCTCGCCATCTTGTGTTACTGGGATAGCATCTCCTTTAGCATTAAGTAGACTGTTAACTTCTGATTCTGTATAGTATCTATCGTCGTGAGTGTGGGAAGACGGGCTAAAAGTAGTTGGCTTACCTGATACGTTGCTCCAAGCAACTGAACCAGCGCTGTCTGCATACCCTGCGGATATTTTTTGCCATCCTCCTAATACCCTGTTTTCTTCAAAGCGAACAGAAATATAAGGACTAGCAGTGTTCCTAGGGATAGCTAACTGCATTCCATATGTATTGTAGTCGTACTCATTTCCTAATCCTACTGTAAGTGCATAGAATTGGTTAGGGCTAGTGTCAGTACCCGGGCCGTTGGTGTTTCCTTGAACGAATCTCCACCCAAAGCCAGTGCTTAGAGTTCCGCCAGCAGCATCAAAGGATGTTCTAGTACTGTGGTTATCCCCGAAGTTATTCCACCATCTACTAGCATCAGTGATTGATCCAATACCGTGAGTATGTGAAGATGCTGCTTTAGTACCTAATAGAGTATCTACTTCCGATTCTGTATAGTAACGGTCATCGTGAGTGTGAGAAACTGCTGCTGCATAACTCCCAATATTTGAGCTATCTAGAATCTTTCTCCATCCGTACTGTGTTCCGTTAGTCATTCTACTTACATAGAAATCATCTCCGTGGAAGTTATGAGCAAGTTTAAAATCGTAGTTATTATCACTTGTCCATGAAGCGCCGGCAATTGTTATCCAGTTCCACCATTCTGTATATGGTGCTCCACCTGGGTTATACCCGTAGAAGAATCCTCCCTCTTGAGCTCGAGAAACCATACTGCTATCGTTTCTGGTAGATTTTCTAGAGTTTGCACCGTAAACAATTCTCGATGAATCTATACCGTCTATAAGTTCTGAATCTGCTGCTTTTGCAGTTGATCCTAGTTTACCGGCTAATAAAGTATCTACCTCCGATTCTGTATAGTAACGGTCATCGTGAGTGTGAGAAGGTAAGGCTGTTAAAGCATAGTTTCCAACATTAGAGCTATCTAAAATAGTTTTCCATTCAGTCCAGCTATCTGATACTGCTGCATCATTATCTGCGCTTCTTACTCTTAAGGAAGTACCTCCGTAGTTTGAACCATGGCCCATATAGAGCTGAAAGTCACCTCCTGCATCGCTTCCTCCGCGTGCTCCTACATGAAGCACTGCGCCGTAGTTTGGCCAGCCGTTAGCGGCTTGTACAAATGAGGTTTGAATTCCAGTAGTATAATCTCCTGCTCTAGTGTCTGCACTCCATACATAGTTTCCTTGTGTAAGAACTATATTGTGAGTATGTGAGGATGCTGCTTTGGTACCTAATAAAGTATCTACTTCTGATTCAGTATAATAACGGTCATCGTGAGTGTGATTACCAGCAGCTGCATCAGTAGCTCCAGTACCTAAAGGTCTCCAGGTATTAGTGTCGGTGTCTGTGGAAGTAATAGTTATAGTACCAGCGTTCTTAGTAACTGTGGTAGCTCCAGCTCCTCTAATTACTATATCTCCAGATGATACATCATCCGCTACACCTACTCTAGTTACAGTATTAACATACGAAGTGATATATCCTGAGTCATTGGTAAATGAAGATACGTTTGTAGGTCTGTCTGTTATATCAGTCCATACGTGAGTATGTGAAGGTAGAGATGTTAAAGCATATGAGCTAACATTACGGGAGGTTACTGTTACAGCAGCAGGGCGCTCTTGTTCAACAGTATCAAAAGAGGTTACCGGTGTGATTGACCATCCTGTTGCCCAATCGGAATCAATAGAATTATACCCAGATTGGAATTCAGTTACATATACTTGAGGGTAAGACCAAGAAGAATTTGTCTCTCCGATCCATATACAATCCCCAGTACTGTCGTATCCAAATCTTACTGTTAACTGTACTCCAGCATCACTTATCTGGTGTGCAAATAAATTATACCAGTTTCCTCCTGCGTAGTTATAACCTCCTAGTTCAATGGTGTAAGAATTACCGGTATTGTACTGGTAGATCTTTACAGTCATTCTCATCATTGTAGATGAGTTGTTTTTACGTGTAGGTAGCTTAATTTTAAATGCTCCTGTTACTGTAGAAGTACTTGTTGTATAAACAGCACCTTCAGGAGCATACACTCTAGCACCTTCAAAACCAACTGTAGTGCCTCGGAAGAACGGGTATCCTCCGTTACGGTATATGGTAGTATTCCACCCGTCATTAGATGCATTAAGTGTTCTATAATCACCAGCGTTTTGAATCCACGATCCTACTTCAAATCCTGCATTAACATATACGCTTTTACTTCCGTATGAACGAATCCATGAAGAATCAATCATGTACCAGCCACCGCCATGGGTCTCAAAGTATAATCCGTCGTTACCGGAAACTCTTACCCAACCTCCGTTTGCATAGATATCTCCTTTTACGTGAAGCTTGTAGTCAGGGTCAGCAGCACTAAAGTTACCAATTCCTAATTTATTTCCTTGTATAGCTAAACCGTCGGTTGGTCTGGCGATATCAGCAGGTTCTCCGTCATATCCTGTAGCTAAGAAAATCATACCGTCAGCACTCTTAGCCCAAATTCTTAACTCTGCATCAGCATCATCGTGTTGGCGAATACCTGTTCTCCAAGTTGAAACACTACCAAACACAATAGACCCCTCGTAGTTTCCAGCATGAAGGTTAAGTTTTCCTGTTAATGTTCCTCCTGCTAGTGGAAGGTAGTCGTGAGTATGAGAAGCTGCAGCGAAGGCGGTAGCTTGGTTCCCGTCTAGAGTATCTGCATCTAGGCCAGAGCTAGCTCCATCATTAGCCGATGTCCAGATCTGTCCTCCTGATATGTAGACTGTATCTTTAAGTTTCATTATATTAACCTTCTAAATTTAAACACATACCTTGAACTTCCAGTATTGTCTGTATCCCCTGCCATCTCTAAATACATATTTCCATCATTTGCTCCTGGTGTACGTTTTGTACGTAGGTAAATTCTACCACTATTTGGAGCGTGACCAGCTCTGTGCAGCACTATTTCGTCTGTAACAGTTGAATTTGTTGCTGTTCCGAACCAGGACATTGTACCTGAGTAGTACTCTGTGTAATGTCCTCCTCCTACTGCGTAGTCATTTACATATACCTGTACTATGTAGGTACCTGTTGATAAGGTATTACCTCTAATACTTGTAGCCTGCCAGTCTGTTCTTAACGTCATATCTACGTTGACTGTAACTAATCCCAATAGGTCTGCTGAATCTGTAGAATCTTTTCTGGCAAATCTAGTATCAGATTCAGTTTCTGTGTAGTAACGGTCATCGTGAGTGTGGTTACCAGCAGCTGCATCAGTAGCTCCAGTTCCTAGCGGTCTCCAAGTGTTAGTATCAGTAGAACTAACTACTCCGTTTGTATCAATACTTAAGTTTGTACCAATCTTAATACCTCCTAAAGTACTAGCTGATGCTATAGGTAGTGAGTAATTGTTTGCATTAGCAGCAATACCGTCTAACTTTGTACCATCAGTAGCTATATCTCTACCGTCTACTGTACCTGCTAAAGTTATATTACCTCCTATGTAAAGGTTACTATTAACTGCCCATTGTCTGGATGTTTTTACAATATCGTTACTGTCTCCAGATGGCTCTTCTGCCTGGCCGGCGGCTGTTCCAAAAGTTAATGCTCTATTCTCTTCTTCCCAGAACTCAACCTCCATTGTAAAGGTATCTCTCCAGTCACCAGCCATCTGAGCCCATACCTCGTATGAGTTTCTAAGCCCGGATGCTGATGTTCTAATGGATTTTACTGCTTTAAATATAGAAGCTGTATTATCAATAGAGTACCAGTATAGGTCGTGGTTTTCTTGAGTACTTCCTCCGTTTTCATATAGAACATGAATAACTTCTGTACCGATTGCTACATCGTCGTATCCATTTAACTTAGCTTTAATGAGAGCTTTATCGTAAGATCCTACTATCTCTACGCTAAATAAATGTACCCATTTTCCGTTGATACTTCCACCGTTTACTCCTACTGATCTAACCTTAAAGTACTTTCTCCATCCGTAAGCATAGTGGAATAATGTAGGGACTATAGTAGGAGCAGTTAAAGTACCGGTCATAGTACCTCCTGCTAATTTTAAGAACCTACTATCAGATTCAGTCTCAGTAAAATAGCGATCATCGTGATCGTGAGAAGGTAAGGATGTTAGGTAGGTACCTGATGCTTGTTTACCGGCTAATAGAGTATCTACTTCTGTCTCGGTGTAGTAACGATCGTCATGGGTATGAGACGGTAAAGATGTTAGGGCGTAAGAGCCAATATTTCCCGATGTAAGTATAGTGCTAGGAGAGTATACGTTATCTATGTGTACAAATCCGTTAAACGAATCACCTCCTCCTCTTTCTTTAGTCCAGCCTACACCCTGTAGGTGTAGTCTACCTACACGTCCTTTAAGCCTTATGGTAGTAAACCTGTCAACGCCTTCAACCTTGTACATATGGGATCCAGCGTGATCGAGGCTAACACTTTCATGTTGTACATCCTGGAAATCGTTTATACGTTTAATCCATAATGCTGTTCCGTTGGATTTGACTCCGTAGACGTCAAAATACCCTGTGTTCGACCATGCTAATGTAGAGATATGCATCATCTTCATACCGGACGGTACAGCAAAGTCAATACTATAACCACTAGCATCTGCAGTTCTACCGCTAACATCAGTATATATTCTACCAGAAGTACTTCTTAAAGTAGCATCCCAATAGTTATCATCTGAGGGGTTCCATCCTCCTACTCTATCGGAAAATCCGTTGCTTACATTAGTAGTACTATCCCAAGTATTAGTTAATTTACCATCTAAATAACTATTAACTTCAGTTTCGGTGTAGTATCGGTCATCGTGAGTGTGATTACCGGCTGCGGCATCAGTAGCACCGGTACCTAGCGGTCTCCAAGTGTTAGTATCCGTAGAGCTTAATACTCCTTCAGATATTGAGAGATTAGTTCCTACCTTAATACCGCCTAGCACACTAGCAGAAGCTACAGGTAGTGAGTAATTATTAGCACTTGCTGCTATACCGTCTAGCTTAGACTTGTCAGTAGTGGACATTAAGCCAGCACGGCTAGTAGTAGCATCGCTATAGGTAGTATCTGTGTCAGTCCAAGGAACATTAACATACATTTGCTCATTAGAGAGCTGTACTGGGTAGTTCTTTCCGCTGGCTGTATATCCGATCTTAACACCGCCTAATACTGAGGAAGTAGCTAGAGGTAGTGAGTAGTTATTTGCACTTGCGGCAATGCCGTCTAATTTAGTCTTGTCAGTAGTTGACATTAGACCAGCTCTTTCAGTAGTAGCGTTACTGTAGGTAGTATCAGTATCTGTAGAGGTAATTGTAATAGTACCTCCAGACTTAGTAATTGTAGTAGCTCCAGAGCCAGCTAAAGTAATATTGCCGGATGTTAAATCTCCTGTAACACCTACTGAAGTTACTGTGTTGGTATCCGTAGAACTTAAGACTCCATCAGTTATTGAGAGGTTAGTACCTACTTTAATACCGCCTAGTACACTAGCTGATGCTACCGGTAATGAGTAATTATTTGCATTAGCAGCGATTCCATCTAGCTTAGTACCATCTGTGGCAATATCTCTACCGTCTACTGTGCCGTCTACCTCTATACTGCCTCCTATGTTTAACGTAGCATCTTTATAGAAGACTTTGTTTAAGTATGGATTATCATATTCCGTATCCGGAGAGTTTATATAGCTTGAAAGATCTACTGTTACTGTGGTTGATGCGCCTCCTTTTCTTCTTACAAAGTACCTGACGTTAGGACCTCCTCTTAGCCATACGTTAAGTTTACTGTATTCAGCACCGTCGCCCATATCAATTCTACCGACAATCACAGTATAGTTATGAGTTACGTGAACATCTTCAAATTCACGCATTCCTCCCCAAGCATTTTCCTGTACTTTACCGGTTATGGACATTCCCCCAAAATGGGTAGCAGATCCGTTGTTCCAGTTTGCATCTGTTCCACCGATCGAATCACTATAATTCCTAAAGATTTCGATTTCGTCTAGCTGATCTACATCAAAGCTTACTTTATAGTAGGTGTCTCCTCGTCCGGTAACGTAGAAAGCTTGGAAGGTTTTATTATAGTAACCTGCTAGCTTAGTATCAATTTCAGTTTCAGTGTAGTAGCGATCGTCGTGTAAGTGATTACCTGCTGCTGCGTCAGTAGCACCCGTTCCTAATGGTCTCCAGGTATTAGTGTCTGTATCAGTTGAACTGATTGTAAGTATCCCGGTATTTCTATCATAAGACACCGAAGTTGCTCCTGCTCCTGTTACTGCTAGAGTAGTTCCACTGCCTATCTCTCCTGTGTTTGTTCTATCTGAGATAGTCCAACTACCGTAATTATCGTAGTTATGAGTGTGGGAAGTAGCTGCAAATGGACCTGTAGCAGCGTAAGATGCTGAAGTAGCAGAAGTGGCTGAAGTGGCGTTGCCTGAAAGTGCTCCTTCAAAGGTAGCAGCTTTAATAGTGCCGTCTGCTTGCGGGATACCTGCTGCGGTATATTCGCCCCAGTTTAGTTTTCCGTTAGCTCCCATCCACAGGCTTTTAGATACCCTACCTGCCCAGTGGAAGTTTAAGTTTGGAGAATACTTATCCGCACTTTGAGTACTATCAACTGCATCACGTTCTCTTAAAGAGATTGGTGAATTCGCCCAGTCTTCTCCGTTAGTTAAATTTGTGTAAGCGGTAACCATTCTAGTGATTGTGCCGCCTGCTAACGGTAGATAATCGTGAGTGTGATTGGCGTCTGCTTTACTTGCAATCTTAGCAGCAATGCTGGCACTAAAGTTAGCATCATCACCAATTGCTGCAGCTATTTCGTTTAACGTATCTAAAGTACCCGGGGCAGATGCTACTATATAATCTATAATTGACCCTGTGTCTGCTATTTTTAGATAACGGTCATCATGAGTGTGATTACCTGCTGCTGCATCAGTAGCACCGGTTCCTAATGGTCTCCAGGTATCGGTATCGGTATCGGTTGAACTGATTACAAATCCTCCTGCTTCAGCAGAATAAGTAACTGTAGTTGCTCCGTCTCCTGTAAGGTTTAAGCTTCCTGAGTAATAATCTCTTCTATTAGCGCTTAAGATTGTACCTGCTTGTACGTTTGCAGATAATACTCCGGTTTCGCTGTTAATTGATAATCCACTACCGATTTTAATACCTCCTAGTGCGGAAGCTGTAGCAATAGGTAGTGAATAATTGTTGGCGCTAGCTGCTATACCGTCTAACTTAGTCTTATCTGTAGAAGACATAAGTCCGGCTGTAGAAGTAGTAGCAGCAGAATAAGTAGTGTCTGTATCTGTAGAACTAATTATAAATCCTCCTATCTGAGAGGAATACGTAACCGAGGTGGCACCGCTTCCTGTGAGGCTTAAGCTTCCGGAATAAAAGTTTTGCCTATCGGCGCTTAGGATAGTACCTGCTGGTGCGGTTACTACTCCGGTTGTTTTATTGACTGTTAAACCACTACCAATCTTAATACCTCCTAAAGCAGTGGTGGTAGCAATAGGTAACGTATATACAGTATCAACTAAGAAAGAGCTGGTCTGGGCTATAAGTCCATCTAGCTTGGTTCCATCTCCAGCTATATCTCTACCGTCTACTGTTCCGTTAACGGAGATATTGTTAGCAACCGATAGGTTTTTGATTGTGGTAGTTTGGGTATACGGGAAATAATTTATACCTGAAGAATCTCCTTTAGGAGAAGCATTTGATCCTACTGTACCAAAGTAAATACCGTAGACTTGAGCTGAACTACTATCTGCTGTAATGGTTAGCTTAGAAGCAGTAATGTTTGAATTGACAGACAGTACCCCGGTACCGCCGTTCATCGTTAGACCGTTACCAACTTTGATTCCCCCCAATGTAGAAGAATTAGCCACGGGTAATGAATACCCAGAAACTGACCCAGCGATAACATTACCGTTGGCATCAGTACCTAATACGTTCTGGCTTGTTAGGTTTTCAAGCTTGAGATGTGCAAGGGAGCCAGAAGACCCATGCAACACCACCTTTTTCCATGATGGCATATACTACTTACATTGAGGTTGGTTACAGGATAGTGCCTGCCCACTTCCCTTTCGGGCCTTCAATCTAATATAAATAGATTATTGTTTTGGAGTGGTAGCTGTAAGGTGTAAATCAACCTTATCTAGTAGCTCTGCAATCATTCTTACGCTGCTTCCTTGAAATGTAGCATTCTCAACACACTGTTTAATGATCTGAAAGTCATTGTGTGTAAAATCTGGTTTTGACATAACTATTGACCTCCTAATTTAATGTATTGATTCTGTAGTTTTACTACTGCTCGGGTTAGGGTATCTAGCTCATCACCGGAGAATCTCATTTTTTTAATTTTGAGTAATAAGAATTCTAGCTCCTCGACCGTCAACTGGTTAGGATCTTCTTGTTTTTGTGTAACCTTATCTAATAACCCCATAAAATTTAGTTTAGTTTAATATAACTGTTAATTTCCTTCGCCACCGCCGCCGGAACTTACAAACTCATTGCCTGAATCTACAGTATCGCCGTCTTTGGTATAGATGTAAATTTCTCCTGTAACAGTATCTACGAAAATTGAACCGTGACCGTAAGTATTACCCCCGTACCTAGGAGCAACAGTAGGTGCTTCACCGGTTGCCCCTGTGTAGACAACACCTGCCCATGCTTGAGGAAGAGCAGCACCTGTATTAGTTTCTGCAACAGAGTCGTTGAACGACCACCTGTCTTGTGCATTATCGTAGAAGAAGGCTCTACCAAATTGAACACCTGATACAACACTTGTAGGTACGATGATACCAGCGTCAGCTGTAGTAGATCCTGAACCTAGTAAGATGAATCGGTCTTCAACTGTTAAGTTTGTAGTGTTAATAACCGTTGATGAACCGTTAACAATTAAGTCTCCTTCGATAGTTACGTCTCTACCAAAAGTAGAACCTGAGATTGTTAATACATTGGCAGAAGCGTTCCAGGTAAACTGATCATCTCCGTATACGTTTTCACTGTCTAAATAGACTGCTACTTTTCCTGCAGATGCACCAGAGGTTCCAAGTAGGCCGCCGTCGAATACTCTTATATCGATTGATCTCTTTTTAAGAGTTCCGTCTGCTTCAGCAATTGCAACAATTTTAGAAGTGCCGCTTGTAGCAGAACCTGATAAATTAGCAAATTTTGCTACTGAACCTGTGATCGGACCATCTGCATATACGCTAGCTAATTCAGCTGCTGACCCTGATACTATAATCTTCTTCCATGCTGTTGCCATGTTGTGTACTGTTTAATGTTTATATAAATAGGTCGTTAATTCTCATTTTCTTTGCCAGGGTCTGCTGGGGAGATTGGGTCTGAGAGACCTAGATGACCTACGTAGTAACCTTCTCCTAAAGATCCTAATCCTGAAGCATAAATAATACCGGTAGTAACCGTAGGAGGTTCTGCTTTTACCGGCAGTTTAGTTATACCCTCTGATGTTACTTCTAAGATAGTGCTTCCTGATGAATTTTTTAATATTAACGGGGAAGTGGTATCCGGTGTTGTTATTGTAGCTTGAGTGAGTGTGATACTGTTAGCTAAATCTAAATAAACTTTACCGTCTACTGCTTTGGTAGAGATATTTCTACCTCCCATAATAGAGAGGTTTGTTGTTGCGACATCTACTATAATATTGCCAGAGTCTGTACCTGTGGTAATCTTTGTTACACCGCTTCCAGTGGTAGTAGTTGTGGTAGTACTTGTGGTAGTATTAAGTACAATCTTACCGCCTTCATCTTCAATTTCTCTAATAATTTTACCGCTTGCATCTACTGAGAGAGAAGCTTTTCTAAGGTTAGCTAATGCTAATGCGGTAAGACGAGTAGATGCCACAGAATAATTTTATTATAAATAGGAAAAGCCGGCGATTGCCAGCTCCTCGCTATATCTTAGTAAATATTAAAGTGCGTCAGTAGCAGCACTAAAATCAGGTGTAGTCTTAAGGTAAGCGTATGCTTGCTCAATCCAAGTGCTATCTGAATCTAGATCAACTTGGAAACCAAAGTGAGTTCTAGAAAGTGACTCTGAGTGAGCATTACGAGCTTCTAAAGAGGCATAGGTTAAAACATCACCAGAAGCGTTAGCTGTCTTAGTCCATTGAGTTTCGTATACCGGCGGTACTGGTTCACCATTTTCATCAATAGATCCAGTAGACACTACTACGGGTGCTTCATATTCGTGTACGTTATAATTTAGATTACCAATTCTATGATAAGCATCTTCAAATGTAACGCCAAATTTAGAAAAATCGCTTGTTAGTCCCATGTTGTTATTTTTAATATAAATAGTTATACTTCTACCTCTACAACTTTGTACTGTCTGTCTGTAGGATCAGCAGCCTGTAATTCAGCTGCCTTAGCATCGGCTTCTGCCTGAGTATCAAACTCATCAACAGTATCGTCGTTGTTAAGTTTTTGTACCCAGATCTGTCTTTTAGCCCAGTTAGGGTCATTGGCATCGTAGCCAGCCGGAATAAGTTGTTTTAAAACTCTATAAGTTGTCGCCATCGTTTAGTTTTTTATATGTAATAAGTTGATTAATATACTCCTGTCTTCTTTTGCATCCGCAATCAGACTTTCCTCTTGCTTTTGCTATTTTTTGTGCTAATCGATCTATGCCGGTAGCATGAGTGACTCTAGCAATAGTATCTCCTAACCCTTTATCTTCCATAGTCCTTTATTATAATTATGGGTAAATATTCTGGGTGAAGTCTGCTGTAGTTACTGTTAACTCTATATTAAATCCAGTATAGTCCTCTTCTGTAGAGTTTGCTCCATTTCCAAGTTCAAAATGTACCATGTCTGAATATATGTTAGCAATGTCATTTGGATCAGGAGGAGTACCGCTGTTATAAAGTGTGCTAACGTCAGTTGTTGTTGCTGCATACATGTTTGTATAGCTTACCCATCCTATCCATCCGAGCCATACACCCGGAGCGCCAGTTGTGAGTCCTCCTAAATGTGCTTGACCTATTTTCCAATACTGGTCTCCGGTGTAGTTTATATTCGATGGGCCGCCGTTGCCGCTGGTAGCATATGACATATTCTTTAGAGCGCTAGTGTTCCAGTACACTTTAAATTTATCTACATTTTGTCCTTGGTTAGCATCGTATACAAAAACTAAATGTACAAATCCGTTACCGTTTGGATTACCAGGCTGGGAGTTAACGTTCCAGGTATCAGCGTCAGTTACCCCAGTTTCATTAACATTAGCACCGCTTCCGTCTAAAGGTACTTGCCATACTCTATTGTTAGCAGAACCGGAAGCGGCAGAAATAGTAAGCTGTAGGTAGTTATCTGTACCGTTGGTGTAGTAGGGAACATAGTTAATATCACAAATGTATCCGTTTGACTGATCATCAATCCACCACAGTCCATGTAGACGTTGGTAACCTGGATCGCCGTTTGAATAGGGCCCTATACCGTCTGGTCTTACCCACATTGAAAGTGTCCATTTCTCCGTCAGGTCGGCTTGAAGTTTAGCTTCTGGGTCGTTACCTATTCGGTTGGTGCTCTGTAGCTTATCAGTACCATCTACCCCTCCATCAAAGTAGTATGAAGCAGTAGCGAATGGACATGGTGCATCATGATCATAATTTCTCCATTCAGACATCTTAGCTGGGTTAGCAGCCAAAGGGTAAGAAGGAGAACAAATATTGATAGTAGCATACGTACCGTTCTCGGCTGGATCTAAAGAAGTAGAAGCAGCAGTATACGGACCGCTAGTATAGTTAGCTGCCTGTAACTCCTGTCTAATCTTACCTAATGATATCTCTCCTGAACCTGGTACTGCCATAATCTTATTCTAAATCTTGAATTGGTGCTGTCCAAGCTTCAGTAGCAAGTAAAGCAAGAATCTCTTCGTGGTTGTATTCTGTATAAGCTTCTGAATAGATAGAAGGTCTTCCGTATACTCCGGCTTCTACTGTGGTAGTTACTTCTTCTCCAGTTTCAATGTCATTATGAGTCTGAGTGTATGTCTCTTCTACTACCATTACTTCATACTTAACAAAAGTTTCACTTCCGTCTACAGAATATCTTAGAGAATCTGCTGAAGTTTCTAGAACCTGATTAAAGTCTACATTCTCTACTTCGGTGGCTGGGATAACTAACCAGCGTCTGTTAGGAAATCTGCTCATAGTGTTTTTATATAAATAGATTACATGTTAAATCGGCCTTTGTATAAATTAAAGTTGTTTCTTACCTCTATGGCCGTAAGTGCTCGGTTGTAATATTTAGCTACTGGTATTTCACCGTGGTACCACTCTCCGTATGCTCCTGAAAAGGCTCTTCTTCCTCCAATGTAGATATTAGTGACACGTGCTCCGCTTTTTGCGGATGTAACCGTATTACCTAGACTACCGTTTAAATATATACGTATATCATCAGTTCCATCCCAAGTTCCAACTAAGTGGTAGTACACTCCTTTAGATAAACCGCCTATGTCGCACCCGCTTCCGCCAGACGCATCTCTTACATACAATCCTACACTATCACCACCATGTTTATTAAGCCCGTACATTCCTGAGTAAGAGCTGCCATTACCAAATATATTACTCCTATACCCGTTGTCCCAAGTTGCTGTAGGATCTACCATGAATATACATTCCATAGTAAATGGTTGTGAGTAATCTGAAATTCCAACGGCGGAGATACTCATGTAGTCACTAGTACCGTCAAAAACTTTCTGTGCACTGCTATCAAATGATACGGTTGATATGTCAATTGTTGAATTGCCTGTAAGATCTAATAAACCTTGTGTGGCTGATCGAGTGCCGTTTACAAATGGAGTTTCATGGGATTTAGCTTCAATTTGTACGTTTGTTAATCGTAGTACAGCATTTGCGCCGTTTACTGTTACGTTGTCTATCCATTGGGTAAATCCAACTATACCGGTAGAGTTTATAACTCCAGACCACGTCATGTGTATCTTTTGAACTGGTTTATCACTAATAGTTACCTTATCTGCTGAATCCGAACCTGCAATATGATATGGGTAGGGTCCTGTGTTTCCTTGTCCAATTGTAATAGAACTAAAGGTACAATTTGTTTCACTTACAAATTCTACATCTGCCGATATTGTAATATACGAGCCAATATAAGAAGATACACTCCAGTAAAAAGTTCTCCAAGCTGATCCTACTGCAGCACTATTTTGCTGGGTAGTTATTAGAAAAGTCTTAGTGTTACTATCTACAACACTGTAAGTACCCTGCCACCCATTTTGGGATGGAGTGTCTGTAGTTAAGTTAGTCGTAGGCTCTCCCTTATAACTATTCCTAGTATCTCCAGTATCGTATGCAAATACTAATGCATCCGTACCTGCTATCTTTCCGTATCCGTGTCTTACTGCCATAACTTACTAAATATTAAATCTGCCTTTGATGGCGTTGAAGTTTGATTTGACCTCTGAGGCTGTGAGCGTTCGGTTGTATATTTTTGCAATAGGAAGCTCGCCGTTCATAGTTCTACTGTCTCCTCTTCCTATAGAGATAGAAGATGAGTTTTGATACGGGTTACTGGTTAATGTAGTTTCATTTTCTAAAACTCCGTTTATGTAGATTTTCCAATTATAACCACTATCAAAAGTAGCCACTACGTGATAATACTGTCCGTTAGTAACAGTTGTAGAGGAGTATAAATTATTCTGATTTGCTGATTGGGCATCATAACATATCATGGCAATTAGGTTACCTCCAGCATTATTAGCTCTTAGTCCATAAACAGCTCCTCCACTAAATCCTCCCTCTTTTTGAAACATTACATGGTATCCACTAAATGCAGTACCGTTAGCTTTAAATACAGCTTCTAGTGTGTGGGCTGTAAGTATGTTCCAAGTAGCAGATGGAATTTGTATTATATCATCCGTACCATCAAAAGTCATTTGTGCATTGCTATCAAATGATACGTTTGTTAGATTGATTGTTGAATTGCCTGTGAGATCTAGTAAGCCTTGTGTGTCTGATCGAGTACCGTTAGCATATTGAGTTCTATGATCTTTTATTTCAAATTGAGCTTCATAAACATCAAATGTTTCACCTACATAACTTGTAGTACCTCCTGTATTTATGCCAAAGGTTAATATACTAGCTCCTGTTGGATTAGATGAAAATACAAACGTGTAGGTAGTTAGGTACCATCCTTGCCCTATACTAACTGTGTCTGCTGTTTGGGAAGTAAAGCTATTATTATTACTTCCTCCTTCTGGGTTTCCTTTAGCTGCTGAAACACTTAGACTGGGGGAAGTTGTTGTAGTCCCGTTATATTTCCACTTAAAGGAAAATGTATATGCTACCTCTGTGGTAAGTCCGCTTGGACGTATAGCAGCTCTAGCAGTGTTTACTGCATTAGTAATTGTGTACCTCTTAGCAGTAATTGATTTATTGTTTTCATTTAAGACTGTAGTGTCTATTGGTCCTGAAGCGTATGCATACAGGCCGTAATTGAAACTACTAGGTACGTAGTTAGTTGTAGGCTCTCCTTTATAAGAATTACTTACATCTCCTAAATCATAGCCAAAGACTAGATTCTCTTCTCCGTATGTATTTGGTCCTACTGTAGTTGGCATAATTAAATAAATCTTCCTTTATATGCTAAGTAGTTTTGTTCTACTTCTGAATCTGAGAGAGTTCTTTCGTATATAGTAACAGGGCCTACTGATCCTTCAAAAGTTCTGTCTGCGCCATCGGCATCTGCTGAGTACCCGATCCTAAACCATGTCATACCGGTGCTGTTAGTAAATCCGGTATTTGTTGATGTAGCTACCAACGCTCCATTTAAATACGCTTTAAATGTATTACCTGAACGGCTAAAAGCACAGTGGTACCATTGTCCGGTATTTATAGTAGTACTGTAGTCTACCAGGTAGGTAGTAGATCCTCCAGGTGTTCTAAATTCTGAACGTATGTAGGTACTACTTAATATGAAAGTGAAATGTCCGTTTCCAGCTGATATTAAATCAACTACAGCAGGATATGTGAAATCTGTAGCTCTAGCCCAGTAGTTAACTGTCCAAGGAATAGCAGTCCAATCAAAAGTAGTGCCGTACCCGTAACCAACATGATCGTTGGATCCATCTAATTCAAATACTCCGCCAGAAACCTGTGCTCCATTAGTAAGAGTCATAGTACGTCCGTTACCGCTTAGGTCAGTAATAGAAGTACCTGATCCTGGATAGCAGTTAATATCTGCTGGATCTACATGGATATGAAATCCACTTGTTACTATTCTAGGATTGTGATGAAGTGACATTAACCTTTGAGTTTTTTAATTTCTTGTTTCAATTCATCAATCTGCTTTTGCTGTTCTTTGATTGCTTCAATCAATACAGCTGTAATGTTACCGTAAGCAACTGAATAAGTTCCTTCAGAGTCTTGAGATACTACTTCCGGTAGTACTTCTAGTACTTCTTGAGCAATAACACCGATCTTCTTCTCAGGCTCTCCTATCTTATTATACGAAACTCCTCGTAAGTTCTGTACTTTTTCTAGAGAATTTTCTAGCGTTACTACGTTTTCTTTTATTCTAGCATCTGAATAGGCGATTACATCACCGGTGGCACGGATGGTTCCGGCTACGTCTAGTTTGTAGGCTGGCGCTGTTGACCCGATACCTACATTACCGTTTGGTAGTATTACAAACGTTTTTGCATAGCTAGCTACAGCTCCAGCTGCTCCAGTGGATGGAGTCATTCTTATCTGGAAGCCATTTGCAGCATCACTGTAAAGCAGGTTAGCATAACCAGCTGCTCTGTGTCTAAAATCACTACCGTCAAAATAGACATTTTCTCCTAACCAAGCATTATTTACTCCGTAAGTATATACTTCCCAGGATCCAAATTTAGCACTTTCACTTTGACCTAGTCGTACCTCAAACTTACTATAATCACGAACACTGCAAGTACCAATACCTACCTTACTACCAGTTACTACTAAATCACACTGTCCATAAGCTCCTAATACTACTGTATTATCAGCAAACGCTTCCATAACCGGTAGACCGGCTATAGTATTCACACTGAATAATGAATCACTTAGATCATCGCTTACCTCAAATAATCTACCGTTATTACCGTCAACGGCCATGATAGTAGTGTTGGCTGTACTACCTGATCCTGCTACTACTAGAACGTCGGCTCCACCAACTACGTTGAGTTTAGCTGATGGCGATGTTGAACCGATACCTATGTTACCGGTTGCATAGTCAGCTGTTAAAATAGGGCCTCCAACGCCATAAGAGTATAGGTAGAATGTATTATTACTGTTTCCCCACGCTCCTAATAACCACCTATTAGCTCCCGCTGTCTTGTAGATTAATAATCCATCTGAAGCGGTTGTAGCTCTATTTATGTTAATGTAAGAGTTATTAGCAGTTAAATTTATGTCGGCATTTACAGTTAGTGAATCTCCAAAATATCCAGTGCCAGTAACATCTAATTTGTAAGCAGGACTAGTAGTACCAATACCCACATAACTTCCCGAGGTTACTGTTAAAGCTTCACCTCCAACATACCCTATACTTGTTCTGGTTTCATCAGGAGTATAGATATTAAAGTAATCGCCTCCGGTAAAGTCTCCGTTAGATCCATCCATCCAGATGATGGCTCCGCTGTTGTATTCAGATAGAGCTATGGATGAAGTTCCTGCTACTACGTGCAGCTTATGTGATGGACTATCAGTACCAATACCTACGTTGCCATCTCCGTCAATAAACAGTCTAGAAACATCAGTAGTAGTTCCTTTTACAAAGCCGCCTATATCAATAGTAGATGTTTTACTAGCTACTGTCGTGTTAGCGAAGCGGATGTATCCAGTACTTCTATTAGTATTAGATTGACTCTGACTTGTTCCATCAACCAAATAGTTACTTCCAACTCCTCCAGTTAAAGCATCGCCAGCACTTGTGAGCGTTATACCAGTGTGTGAATTATTGTTTGTAGTACCACCTCGGAACACAACAGCTGAATCAGTATAAGTTGGTTTTGGTGCTGATATGTGTAATATTGATTGTGGTGTAGTAGTCCCTAATCCTAAATTACCGTTATAGAGCAGAGTCATCGGAGTATGTAAAGTAGTAGTATTAAGGGCTAATCTCCATCTTAAGCTCATAGGAGCGTAAGTATTGGCTGTACCTCCGTTATCATCCTTATACCAGGTCATATCACCGCCTGGCTTATAATAGTTTGGCCCGGAGGTGTGTAATGCAAAGGCCTGAATTTGGAAGATCTCGTCTCCGTTAGCTACGTTTGCATTAGCGTTTGTGTCCCCCCTGGATTTATATCCAATAATTTTAGCAGGATTAGAATCATTAGAGGATTGATTTATACCGATGTGAGGGTTTGCTGGGTTATCGCTTGTAACTAAGAAGACTGGGTTTGAGTCAAACGTCCAGGAAGCTGCAGTTGGACTAGAGTCATCATTAGTAATAGTGAATCCTCCTGTAGTATTTGAACTATCAGTTACTCTAAAGATAGCATTACCTTGAACATCAAGTGTTGCTGATGCTCCGCTCTTACCAATACCTAAATTACCGCTAAATAAAGCATCCCCATTTCTTTTTAATACCATAGGAGTCTCATAGGTACTTCCGCTGTTAAACCAGAATACCATTCCACCTCCCAGATTAGGTGTTAAGCCAAAATTTGTTTCTGCCGACCCGTAAGACATATTCCAGGTACCGTCTACTTCTGTTCTTCCTCCGCCTCCTCCGTGTTCAAGAGCATAGCTAGAGGCTAAGTTAGCGTCGGTGCCTTTTATTAAAGACGTAGCATATGCTGTAGAATTATAGAGATGTAGTTTTTCAGATGGGCTATCAGTACCAATACCTACGTTGCCTGGTGCGTTTATTACCACTTGCGGAGCTACTGCGCCGCCGTTACTAGTCCAGAATTGCAATTCACCTTTTCTACCGTCTACATCTGTTGCTACTGTACGTATGGATGTAAAATATGCGGAGTTAGTACCTGAGTAATAACCTCCCATATTGAGGTAGGCCATTGTATCATTATCTGCAGGACTTGGTGAAAAATGGAGTAGATCTATTTGTGCACCTCCGGCACCGGCGTTTGTATTAGTTACTCTAATAGCATCGCCATCCCCGTGTATATGTAGTGAAGCTGCTGGGGATTCAGTACCGATACCTACGTTACCCCCAGAAGTAATAGTTACTAGATCATTATCACCGGGTTTATAGGTAGATGATCCATTAGAGATTTTAAACTTATCTCCATCTGAGTTATCAATTCCTATCGAATAGATTGTTGAACCTCCGTAGTCAAACTGTATGAACGGGTCTCCTGCTACAGTGGCGATATTGATATATGCATCAGAGCCTGTGTTAGTTCCGTCGTCATTACGTACCCTTAATCTTGAGGAGTCCCCTATTTTTGTCCGACGTATATCAATATCAAAGTTTGGACTGGTTGTTCCTACTCCAATAAGACCGTTGTTATCATACAGTACAGAATTAGTAAGTGTATCACTATCACTCCACTTGGGAATATAGTTGGCTGTTCCTGATCCGTCTACTAGGCTTGATCCCCAAACTCTTGAATCAATTTCATCGGTTCTTAAAGTGCCGTCTGAGTCTAGAATTACAACAGAGTCATCTGTTCCTGTTCCAATACTAGGAGCGTAGATCAATCCTGATGCTGAAATAGTACCATTAATAGCTAATGTTTCAGATTGACCAGCAGTCAATATATTTAAACTTCCTCCGGTTCCAGAAATACCTATAGTTCCTCCAGTTGGGAACCACAATTCTCCTGGGCTTAGAGTTGTTGTTGTGGCTGATAGTGATAGGCCAGAACGTACTAAAGCTGAACCGTTAACATCAAGTTTAGTAGTCGGTGCTGCTACTCCAATACCAATGCTAGATCCTGAGATTACTAGAACGTTTTGATTCCAGTCAGTAGCACTGCCTGAAGGAGCATTTGCTGTAATAAATTCAGTAAAGTCTGGTAATGCTACTTCATTACCGAAGAATGCTCCTCCGGTTATAAGCTTAGGGTCAATACCTATAGCTACTGCTACACCGCTTGAGTTCTTACCGTACCAATCGCCAATCTGTGCTACTTCGTAACTTGAAGCATATCCATAGTAAGAAGTCTGGAAGTATGTTAACGGTGCTCCGTTGCTTACTCTAAATAGGGCACCTGTATTAGCATCTACATGCAGCTTATAAGATGGTGAGGAAGTACCGATACCTACCATCCCGCCACTGTGACCAGAAATTCGCATTGCTTCGGTTGCTGCGACTGAGGCACCTCCACCCGGTGATGTTCCAAATGCTAAAGCTCCAGCAGGAACCGAAGAAGCTACATCATTAATATTTTGAATATAAGCAGCAATTTTAGTTCCATTAGGACTGCTAGAATCTTTAGTGTAGAAGTCTATTTTACTTATATTCTGCCCGGAAGACCAAGTCTTATCTTCTGTATTAGTTAGTCTAAGTAAAGGTTGAGAGTTAGCAATATCTAATGTAGCGGCAGGGTTAGTAGTGCCAATACCTACATTACCTCCTGCTGTCACGTTTAAGATGTAATCAGCATCGTAAAATCCTAATCCTAAGAAATTACTATTACTGCTGTTACCTGCGTAATTAAATACTAGCTTTCCTAAATTCTTAGAAGAGTTAGATTTACCAATATTAAAGGATAATCCTCCTCCGGTCATATCAGAGTCTAGGATTTCAAATATATCAGCAAATCCTGAGCTTAAAGCGTAATTAGTATGGAAACTTGCTAGCACAGTGCTGGAGCCGCTTACGTGTAAAAGTCTTCCTGGGTTAGTAAGACCAATACCTACATTACCGTCGTTTCTAAATCTTGCATACTCAGTTCCGTTATGCTTTATTATAAGCGGATGATAACCATCAGGAGCATTTACTTCAAGACCGGCTCCTGTTTGCTGAAGGGTAGAGATTGCATTTACTCCAGATCTCTTGATACCAATAGTATCTTCAACTGTTAATTCATAGTCTGGGGAGGAAGTTCCAATACCTACCCTACCGTCTACATATGTTAGTAGATCTCCTGTTCTCTGCCAGTGGTAGTCTGAACCAAAAGTATGTAATGAAGTATTATTGTTTCCCCTGTAGTAGCTTTCTACTCTATAGTGTACGCTGTATCCGCTAGCGTGATCATCGTAAATGATTGCAGCATTACCTGATGTGGTCATTTCCGGGTGGTTGCTCGAGGTTCCGCTTCTGCTTACTTCTCTTGCCACCCAGTTACTTCCATTGTAATATAGAATGTAGGTAGCACCACTGTATGTACCGGTTCCCATTGTTGTTAGGTAGAACCTATACTGGTATTGTACACTCATTGTATTGACACCAGGCTGTAGTGAGGCTGTAAATCCGTTTGCTATACCTGCTCCTGAGTCTGCACCTGTATTATTGTATACTGTTTGTCCTCCGGCTGCGAAACCTTCTATTGCTGTTACAAGACCGGCTCCAGAGATTTTTAATCTATCGTTCGTTCCTAAGGATGGATTATGGCTATCTATTCCTCCTGAAATCTTAAAGCTGTCTCCGTCTGAGTTATCTACTCCTATAGTCCAGTCGTAGCCGCCGTCTCCTATGTTAAATGAAACCATAGGGTCATTTCCAGCTGGATTACCTACGTTCATAGATAATCTCATTGCAGCGTTAGCACCCGTATTGTTATTCATGAAGATAACGTTACTCTCAGCTGTCTGATTGTGTTCTACATGGAGTTTACCAGCTGGGTTGGTGGTACCAATCCCTACTTTACCGTCATTACGTATAATAAATCTAGGATTATTATCAGTCCAGACAGCTAGTGGTGCTGCATCTGTTCTAGCGCTATTTAAAGTTCTGATAAAGAGGTTATTACCGTCACCGGCATTTAAGAAGCGAACCATTGCTCCTGAACCGCTGGTTAATCCAGCAAAGCCGGACATGCCGTCTACCTCTAAGTAATTTTGTTCTGAAGTACCTGTGATACCTACCGTTCCGTAGAATTCATGGGTATCATCGTTGCTATTACCAAATATTGTAGATCCTGATTGAAATACTATGGATGCTGATACGAACGTAGTATGGAATTCTCTTGCTGTAAGAATACCGTCAACGGTCATATCTCCTACAAACTTAGTATCTCCTACTACATGCAACATGGTGTCTGGGAGGGTGGTACCAATACCTACAAAGCCGTTGCTACTTCCTGTTCCTCCTCTAATAGTCATTGCTACACTATCAGCAGGAGCAAACTGTATTAAGTTTTCATCTGTAGCGCTTTGATACTGTGTAGAGATTACAAGTTTATTCTGTCCGCTTTGATCGTATAGTATTTTAGCAGTCTGTGTGGCGCCGCTTGAAGCTTCAAATAAAATTGTAGGAGTTCCTGAGTCTTTTAGGTGTAGGATTGTACCAGGACTATCGGTACCAATACCTACGTTACCGTCTGATTTGATTACCATTCTGGTACCGCCTGAGTTATCCCATCTCCAGTTACCGGCTGTTGATCCGATTTGGAATCTTGAGGTCCACTGGTCTGCTAAGTTCCAGTAGTGTACTTGGTTTGCTCCGTAACGTAAAGCAATACCATTTTCACTACTGCCGGTTTCTGTTGTATTTACTTCTAATCTTGCGTTAGGAGAGGTAGTACCTACACCTACGCTTGTTCCATCAAAGAAGAAGTCGGCATCAGAAGTTAGCGTATCAGCATCGGACCAGTAAGCTACTCTGTTAGCTGTTCCTGATCCGTCTACTAAACTCGATCCCCATACTCTTGAATCAATCTCGTCAGTCTTTAAATAGCCAGATGAATTTAAGACAACAACAGTGTTATCTGTATCGGTTCCTAAGTTAGGAGCGTAAATTGTACCGTCGTTCTTAATAGCTAATCTATCTGTACCTGAGCCGTTGGTCATGTACATATCAAAGAACTGGTCTACTCTGAATCTGTAGTTACCAGATCCGCTGGATACTCTAATGACATTAGTAGTTCCGTCTGGATGGTTTACGTCTAGGATAGCACCTGGGTTAGTTATACCAATCCCTACTTTTCCGGTTCCGTCTAAGCGTACTACTTCCCCAGAATCGTCGTATAACCTTAAGGCATCAATACTAGTAAATCCTACCAATACATCGTCTGTAGAAGATTCTAACTGAAGGATAGGTACGTATGTTCCGTCTCCGCGAGTAACATAGTAAGTTGGATTTGATCCGGTAATAGAAATGTTACCGGCGACATCAAGTTTTGTTACTGGGCTACTGGTGCCAATACCTACACTACCTAGTGCGTTAATACGCATTTGCTCGGTATTTTCTGTGAAGAAGGTAATACTTCTTGCTCCAGTAGATGTTCCTGTTGATACCTGTAAATTATCTGAAGCGTCTAGGTCTAGTACGTTTCTATCGTTTGATGTAGAATCGTAAAGATATATAGTATTAGCTGCTATATTACCGCTTACATCTAGTTTTTGACCCGGATTTGTCTTACCAATACCTACATTACTTCCAGTCGTTAGCGTTAATAAATTCTGCTGACTATATGTACCTAGCTGTAAATTCTGTTCAGTACCACTCCAGTAACTAGAATAAATTTTTGGTTGCTGGCTGTCTACAATAATGTCAACGGTAGATCCAGAATCAGAATATCCTGCTTGAGTAACGTTAACTCCTCCTCTTAGTGAAGTACCGCCTTGAACCGTGAATTTATTGTTAAGTGTAGTAGTTCCAATACCTACATTACCTCCTGCTTGTAAATATAATCTAATGTTAGCATCACTAAAGGAGCTACCAATTAATTCTTCTATAGCAAGATCTGCATTAGCATTATTTCCTCTAAGTGTCCAGTTTTGCTGCGCTAAAGTAATATCTCCCCAAACGTCTAATTCTGTACCAGCAAAAGGAGAAACAGTTCCAATACCTACACTACCTGAGAAGTAGGCGTTACCTCTAACGTCTAGTTTCTGTTCTGGTGCTGATGTTCCAATACCAGCTCTACTGCCAGTAATATGTAAATCGTACTGATTGTAAGCTCCTAACGTAACTACGTTATCGGCAAACGCCTCCATAACCGGTAGACCGGCTATAGTGTTAACCGAGAACAAAGAGTCAGATAGATCATCAGAGACCTCAAATAGACGCCCGTTATTTCCATCGACAGCCATTAAGGTTGTATTGGATGTTGATCCGGATCCTTCTACTATTAGGACGTCGGCTCCGCCGACTACATTAAGCTTACCTTCAGGTGCTGTTGATCCAATACCTACGTTACCGCTAGAGGAAACATGTAGAATTTGTCCGTTTTGAGTAGATGAAAAACCTAGAGATAGTGTACTTGATTGATTCTGTATGAATACATCACTATCTGTGTCTGATAGTTTGATTTTTGCTCCTGCATCTGTTGATGTAGCTGTAATGAGCACATTTGCAGAAGATCGTACATCGAGGGGGCTTTGTGGGCTATTAGTGCCTATACCTATATTAGTTCCGTCATCGTACATAACGGAGTCAGTGAGGGAGTTAGTACCGCTCCATTTGGTAACATAATTAGTAGTACCGGTTCCTGTTAAGGAAGGATTGGCAGTTTCGATAATCTTACCTGTAGAATCTATAGAGAGGTTATAGGCAGCCGTTCCTGTGAATGTTCCTGAACCGTATTCATTAAGTCTTACATCACCGGCACTTAGTATAGAAAGTGCCTGTACTAATGTTGAACCTCCTGAGGTTTGATTACTTACCCAGAACTCTAGATTACTTTTGTAGGATCCGTAGTTACCGGTTCTAATTAATGCTTCGTAGTTTGCAGGGCCACCTCTAAATAAAATACCAT